GCGGTTTGTCAGGGTTTACCCCCTTCTACCGTACTCGAAAGAGGGTGTCAAGGTTAGGGCAAGCGGGCAGCCTGCCCCCCTTGGGGGGTTGCGTGAAAGTTTCGGAGGAACCCGGGATATTTCCCGTTACCCCTACCTGCCCCCCTTGTAAGTAGAAAACAGGGGGTAGGTATACAGGGGTATAGAAAGCGAAAAGTTTCCGGGAAAGAAGGGGGGTAGGTACGGGCAGCCCGATAACGGGCATTCAACCCCGGGTATCGAGGTTTGCCGGGTGTGGTACCGTTGGGGTAGGGATAGGGAAAGGGTACGGGCGTAGCGGGTAAACGGTGAAAAAACTGCGCTGGGGGTGTCGCGTTTATCTCTCGCGGGCGTTTTGAAAATACAAACGGCCACGCGATAACGGGCATTCAATGCGGTATATCTACCACAGCTATCGACACGTCAAGCGAACCACTAACGGGTCAAGGTTGAAAATAGACGGCCAACAGGCAAACAAGGTTACCCCCCGTTTTAGGGTGTTGTCGGCGTTCGCCGATGCGTTTCAACGGGTGAGGGTTGGCAGTTTTGAAGGGGTCACCGCCCCGCGACCTCGACCCCCTCCGGTTCACTGGGGGAGGTCTGCGGGGCAGCTATGTTCGGTGCGCCCTGTGTTCTACTCATCCTGCCCGGACGCCCGGCGGTGGATGAGCGAGCCCCCCGCGCAGGGCTGGTTTGTTACGCGGCTCCGTTTCGACCCTGCTGGGTCCGTGGCCTTTCGGCTCATCAGCGGTGCAGCATCAGCACCGGACGGTATCAGCGCCCCCCCGGCAACCCGGGAGTGGGAGGGGGGAGGCGTTTACCACGCGACAGCCACGGCTGCCGGTGTCCTTCATTGTTGACGCGGGCGAAGGTTACCCGGCTCGATATAGGTGAACCCCCTGCTGTCGCCGAGCGAGGCGGGCAGGGGGGCGGGGCCGGTTTCCATTGACCCCTACCACGGCTATCGCCGTGGGGATGGCTTCAACTGGGGTGGCACCCCTTGCGGGGGTGAGATGGGAGGGGGGGCGCTTGCTATCGCGCTGCCTCCGTTTTGTGCTCGCCGGTATGCACTACACCGGCTCATCGCGGCCCCACGTTCACAGGGGCTTTTTTTCGTCCGCTCGCCTATCCCTATTTCTGCTCAGTATCGCTGAAGGACTTCCCCCCGTACTTGACGCGTCAAGCGTCGTTGCTGTCGGGTTCCATCCTCGGCCCCGTTTGGGGCCTTTTCCGATATCCCCCCCTTCGATGCCGTGGCAAAGCCCTTGCGGGGTCGGGGGGGCGGTACGTTGTCAGCGTTGACAACTGCGCCGGGATGAGGCTCCCCGTGCAAGCGGGGGAGCGTTCCAGTTGGTATCCATCAATGCCGCTTCACCCGGCCCGTAGGCCGTTCCCCCTGCCGGGGGGCGGTGGCGGTTTGCGATGTCAAAGAACTTGTCAGTGTTTGACGGGGTGTTCCCGTCTCGCCCTTCAGTTCTCACCTATTCAGCCCAACCCGTCAAACCGTGCCATACCAAATAGTGGACAAAATGGGGGCATAATGTGGGCTAAGTTGTTGAAATCATTGAAGAAAAAAAAAGTTGTTTTTTATTGTTTTTTTTCCCTTTTCCCCCTGTTTGCCGTGAGGCGCGTTGGTTTATTTGACCCCCTTGAGTGTGGATTCTGCCGGGCCTCGCCTGAATGCCCCCCCGTGAGGTTCAATCTCGAACCATGAAAGGAAACCCGCCCCCGTGGGTGTGCGCCTATGCGTGCGCCTATGCGTGTGCGTGTGCGCGTTTGCGCGTGTGCGTATGCGTGTGCGTATGCGTGTGCGTGTATGCGTGTGCGTGTATGCGTGTGCGTGTGCGTGTGCGCCTGCCCCCCCGTGGGTGTGTGTGTGCGCGCGTGTGCCCGTGCCCCCCCGTGTGTGCGCGAGTGCGCGTGTGCGTGTGTGCGCGTGTGTGTGCGCGTGTGCCTGTGCGTGTGTGTGCGCGTGTGTGTGCGCGCGCGAGGCCGGGCCGCGGCCCCCCGTGGATTTTTGTTATCAGAAAACCTGCTTTGTAAAAAACACAACGTTGACGGGAACTTCTTACAGATATAGAGTGTCGATCTGGAGTAGTAATGAACGATTATGTATGTCTTGCTCGTCGATTTCCGGCTGCTGGTATCGATGGAGTGTTGGGTGTTCCGGTTAGCAGCAACTCAGAAATAAACCAATACTTGCAGGCGTTGCCGGTGCCTGTCGACGAGTCCAAAGTAAAGTTTGTCCGATTGACCGCGATACCAGAAAAGTCAAAAGGCCATTTGAGCCAAAACGATGTTGTGGTGAAATACGAGGGTTTGTCAGAGCGGTTCTTGGACATATTGCGTCCAGTAAAGACGGCTCAGTACAACACCAACTACAAGTCTGGTGAAATCGACTGGGAGTTGGCAGAGCAGGCTCGACAGAACGCTTTTGAGTCAGAAGGCTGGGCGGTAACCAATGATTCTCATCAAGTAGCGATATGTGATCCAGAGGGAAACCTTGCAGTTTTGCGTGCGTCAAAAGGGACATCAAGAACACTATTTAAGTACGCATATGCGGTGTATTTAGAAAACGAACAAGACAAGGACCGTGTGACAAAGAATCCGTACAAGGAATACTCGGTCTTGCCGTCAGACAAGCCAAGATGGGCATGGTCTACGTTTAAGTTCTTGCATTACTGGATTTTCAAGAATGGGCCTGTTGTTGGCAAAGGCCGATGGCACGAACTGAAGAAAAAGCTGCAAAAGCACCATGACGCCATACAGCGAGTGCCAACACCAGAGTTGGGCCCGTATTTACGGATGCATACACGCAGATCGCACTCTAAGACGCAAGAGTTTTGGAAGCGATGCCGTATACAGTATCTGAACGACCCAGAGTCACTACCGGTAGCGTTGTCGTTTGTTGCATCGAAGGACGAAGTCAGATGGGTTCGTGTGCTGGTATCCGACATTGACGATTTACTGAGATGCGTCGATTGGGAAGAATGGTCAGACTTTCATGATCCGTTTCACTTCTCTACGTTTCGAGACAGGGAGATGAGCAAATGGAACTAAAACTGGACAGCAAATTTGTGTCACGCAATCTTAGGCTGGTCATTAGTGAGTGGTATGCATGGTTGTCTGACAAGTCCATGAGGGAGGACGATTGGCTCGCTGTACCGAATTGGTGCAAGTCAATTCCATCACGAATGGACGTACCGTGGGCTTTGAACGATCTAGAGTCTCACGCCGACAATCGAAACATGATTACTGCTCTTTTTGCTGTAGTCGACGAGATCTACATGGGATGCGAGAAGATGGAGAACGTTCCTGACATATCCAAGCTACGAAACGAGTTGCTGCGCTGGTACGAGGCTAACTATGGGTGAATGGACCTATATGGTGGAGATACCGGGTGCTCCAATTGGCAAGGGTCGACCAAGAGGTACGTCTGTTGGCGGCCACGTCAGGTTGTACACGCCGAAGAAGACGGCAGATTGGGAGCGGTCTGCTGCAATGATCATGACCAGCGTTTGGCGACAAGCTCCGATTGACGAGCCTGTGGAGATTGACATTGTTGCGTTTGCTCACAGGCCAAAGCGATTGATGCGCCGCAAAGATCCAGATCACGCGATTTGGAAGCGATCTAAACCAGATGCAGACAATATTTGTAAATGTGCCTTGGATTCGCTGGTCATGGCAGGCGTTCTGCGCGACGACTCATTGGCAGTCAAGGTCAACATTATGGACATGTTTGCTGAGCGAGATCGTGGTCCAAGGTTGTGCTTGCGTATGCGACCGGTTGGTCCTGAACCTTTGGAAGGTTGGTGGGACGATGCGTCTCGCAGGACTGCCAAGGTATTGGCTGATTTTACTGAGGAAGAGCACGAATTTGTGGATGACTTGCCGTGGTGATACCACAGTGATACACTGTTTTCGAGTCGGCCAGTTGTTTGACTCTCCTGTAGTTTGTTCGTTCTAAAGGCCCTACTTGCTCTGGTAGGGCCTTTTTCTTTGCTTGCTATATTTGGAATATGCGGTAAAGTTGTTCGTGTTCAATGAGGAGAGATCGTCGTGGCAACAACTGTAATTGACAATACATATTTCGATACAAAGGTTTTTTACGAGACTGATCTTGATAGCGGTCCATTTAATAATGTGACCAACGGTCCTACTACTGTTTATTCAATTAACGTATTGAATGGCGTTACAAGTGCTACGATTAACTATCTAAAGCTGTATGACACAGCCGAAGAAATTACTGCGAACTCAACTCAGCCTGATTTTGTTATTCGAGTTCCTGCTGTAGATTCACTGATTACATTTGGCTCACGAGGTCTTACTGTCGTGAACGGTCTAACGATTCGAATGGTAACTGGGGAAGCAGTGTCGAGCGTTGATGATCCGGGTGCAAACGCCATCTGTGAAGTCACTTATACTTGAGGTTTAATCATGGCCGATTCTTTGGTTACTTTGTCAAATCCAAGGGGAAACCTTGTTTTTCGCGAAACTGCTGCAACTGCTACAATCGAGCAGAACATTTTTAACAAGACGGCTCCGACTGTTTTTGCTGTGAAAGTAGACGCGACTGCAAATACAAATGAGGATGTTTACCTCGCCTTGTACGAGGAGACTGCTGCTAACGCTGCTAACATTACGGTTGGTACGACTCATCCAGTTACGGTGATTCGTTGTCGTGCTGGAAAAACCATTGAAGTGTTGATGCCGTATGGACTTGGAATTAGCAACAGCAAATATTTGCATGCGGCTGTAAAGACGAGTGCTGGCACGGCTGGCAACACGTCACCGAGCGGAACGGTAGCGATTACCATTCTCGGGGAGTAGTGACATGGCGTCATACGATGACGTTTTGATGCAGAACATGAGGGGCTTCCGAAAGGAAACGGGCCAGCCTCTGGACGAACCTGCGCTCCGCGCTCAGGTCGCTTCTGATACCGACAGAGATCGTGATCTTCGAATGTTGAACGATCAATATAGCGACCTTCAGGTTTCTCAGCGTTCTAAGTATCGTGGGTTTGAAGTTCCATTGGGCATGGACGAGGATCAGGCCGATAGATGGTTTGCATCGATTGATGCTCGTGAGGACGAGCGTGAGAGGAGAGAGGCGGAGTCTTTTCTGACTCGAACGCCTGAGCCTTACGAAAGTCAATTTTTTCAGCAGTTAAAGGACCTAAACATCGCGGCTTCGCAAGAGGAGCGTCGTTTTTTGCGTGATCCTGCTGGTCGTGCCGAGGTGTATAAGGATTTTGCTGGCGACGTTTACGAAGACGTAATGGCTGGTGATCCTGAGACGATTCGTAATGTAGCGGACGTAACGAGTCTAACGGACCCTACGGGCGTATCTGATGTGGTATCGGCTACGCAATCGGGTCGATTGGCGGTTTCAGACCCTGAGATGCGCACATCTCACTTGTTAGACACGGCTATATCTGGCACAGCAGGCCTGATTCAGTTGGCAGCGGCACCATTAGTGGGCAGTTTGCTGAGTGGAGCGGCTCTGAAGCGTGCGATTCGCGGCGATGCGGCGGATTTGTCGAGAGCCGAAGATGCGGCTGATGTTGCGGATGACGTTTCTGATGCAGCGAGGGCTTCTCGTGTTTCTGGGGCTGGTGTTCGTCGTCTTTTTCATGCGAGTCCTGCCGACATTGATGAGTTTCGACCCAGCTTGACTGGTCGATACGGCTCAGGCGTCTACATGAGCGCGTCACCAGACGAGGGTTTTGCTCGTGCCGCAAAGGGTGTTTTAGATGAAGCGCCTGATTCTGGCAATGTGTACACTCTGGACGTTGATTTAAAGAATCCGCTCGCCTATGACGATAAAATCTCAGATATTTCTGCTGATCAGCGGCAAGCTTTGATCGATTCAATCAACAAGAACGGCGGGGAGGGGGAATCTTTCCTTGGCCAGCTTGGTCCAGACGCTAATCTTGGCGATTTGTATAGTCGTATGTTGGGAACTGCTGGAAATCCCGGCGCTCGTCCAAACCGTGGGCAGGCACGCTCCGCCCAGCAGGTTCTTAAAGACGCAGGTTACGACGGAATTATTGCTCCCGGTGGTTCAGAATTTATTGCTTTTGATCCAAGCGCAATCAAGATTGTTTCAAAAGACCGTGTTGGTGACGCAGCGAAGGCTGTACCTGATGTACCAGCACCCGTATTCGAGTCCGAAATCGAAAAGGTTGTAACGCAAAAAGCGCCCAAAAAGCTGGGAGTGGACGACGTTGAGAAGTTTTTGAGTGGCAAGGGCGCCAAAAAATCAGAGATCGTCGACACAAAGATTCCTGAGTTTATCGAAAACGCGAAAGCGGCGGGCAAAAAGAGCGTCACCAAAGACGAGTTGATTCAGCATTTGGATGACAACAAGGTCCAGATCGAAGAGGTTCGGTTGGATACAAGGGAAGTTCCTGAAGTTCCGATTCCAGACAATATTCGACGCCTTGAAAATAAAAAGCTACAAATTCGTTTAGATTTAGATCCTGTGGTTGTTTTTACATCCAATAAACTTGCGCCTGAAAATCCAACTTCACTACAATTTGGCTTTCATCAAAATCCAGAAATATTTTTAAAAGCATATAGTATATATATCGATGATCTTTTTAAAGTCAGACAACATAATAACGTACCCGAAGATTTAACTGATATTGTTGACAGGCTGGAAGATTTGAACGACAAAGGTCCTGAAAACTGGACATTGGATGACGCTGGTTTTATCGACACGGCAAGAAAGGCAATCAGGGCCAAAATTAAGGATCCTAATTGGAACGACATCACTGACGATGCATATAGGGCCTTTGAAAAAAATCCTGACGCGCCTCAGTTCCGTGATCGTCGTGATACCAGAAACGTTCTTGAGCAAGAACAAAATCTTTATGCATTAGAAGCGATCTTAAATAGAATGCCAGAGGCAGAAAGTCGTCTTGCCGCTTTGCGTAGACTCGAAGGTCAAGAAAAATATCGAGAATATGTTGAAGCGTTTAATACACACGCAGAAGCTCTGAAAGAGTTCCGACTTGCGAACAAACCAAACCGAACGCCCAGTTATGATGAGTTCTCCGTTCCCGGCGGCGACAACTACCAAGAGATTCTACTGACGGTTCCTGTCGAGGACATGTCTAAAGCGTTCCGCCAGTCCCACCACAAAGACATTCCCAACGTCATGGTCCACATCCGCACGAAGGACCGTGTCGACAGCAAGGGCCGCAGGATCTTGTTTGTTGAGGAGATCCAATCCGACTGGCACCAGAATGGTCGGAAACGTGGTTACACAGAAACAGAAAATAAAGAAAAGTTGGAAAAAGCAAAATCTAAACTTAAAAAATTAGAAAAAGAACGTAATGAAATAGCCGAAATTGATGGTCTTGATTCGCCAAAGCTTGATGAAGCAAACGAAAAAGTTGCAAAACAAGCACGTTTGGTTGGCGCTATTAGACAAGGTCCAGTTCCCGAAGCCCCCCTCAAAGACATCAAAGAATGGACTGCTCTTTCTATTAAGCGAATATTCCGTGAGGCGGCAGAAGGCGGTTACGACGGCGTAGCATTCACCCGTTCGGACATGATTACGCCTTTGGTTGCCATGGGTTTAACGGACGCTAGAGACATTATCCGAAGCGGCAACCCAGCAGACGAAATTGAAGCAATGCTGAGAGTGATGGATCGTTCTGATTCTGATCCAATACAAAAAATATTCGATGGAAATAAATACTTCTACGACAAGCTGATCCCCAGCATTGCCAAGAAAGAGTCGAAGGCGAAGCAAGGGACGACACTCATTGAGTTGGAGGATCTTGGTTTTTCAAGAATCAGAAGTAATGATGTCTTCTCAAGGCCCACAGAGCTTCAGCTTGCGGAAGCAACTGAGAACAATCGCGCCATCGAAGTCCCCTTCTTCGAACTCACCGACAAAGTCAAAGACCGGGTCATCAAGCCCCAGAAGCTGTACAGCGTTGCATTGCCCGGAATCGCCGTAGGAGCCGCCGCAGCGGAGGAAGAGGAGCTTTCAGCGGCTGCCGCTCTGGGAGCGATTGGGCTGGGCGGCATGGCCCTTTATCGGGGTGCCAAGGGTGCTCGTGCTGCGGATCGTGTTGCCGACGCACCCAAGCCCCCCGCCGCTGCGACGAAGCTGCCCGAGACACCTGACGAGATCAATAAAGCCTTTAACGAATTAGCAAGCCATCAGCGGTATCTTCCTGAAGAAGCGATGCTGGATTTAACCAGACTTACAGGAGGGGTTGGTTCTTTCTACGCTGATTTGGCTGAGCATATTGGCGACTTGACTCATCGAATGTCTGAATATGGTGGAAGAATGGCATACGCCATGCCTAAAATAGAACGCTACCATCGCAGACTTCACAACCCATATGGATTCGAAAAAGAGATGTTGGAGGTAGCGGAGTCAAACTTCAACTATGCGAAGAAAAGAGCGGCAGATGGAAGTACGGATGATTGGACCTTACAGGGAGCCAAATACGAAAGTTTCGACGATGCGATGGCCCACCTTAAAAGTCTGGGTCAGACGTACGCAGATGAGCATAGAAAGCTGCCGGTGTACAACGAGGTTCAGAGGTTGGCCAATGACGCGGCTATCGCAGTTGGCGAGTTTAGGTTTGATGATGCTCGCGAGATACTGACAACGCTTAAAAAATACGCAGACGAAGGCGAAGATGCGTTTAAGGCCCGTCAACTCCGAGTAGAACCAGAGTTTGCTCGGTTTGGATCACCCCCAGACGATATTGCTGCTGTTTCTCGTGAACTTGGAGTGGATTCTTTCGTAGCCAAGCCCCCCGCCGCCGCGATGAAGCTGCCCGAGACACAGCAAGAGATCGATGCAGCGTTTAGAAATATGGGTCAGATACAGCGTGCTGGGCCTGAAAACCAGATGGTTCAGGTGCGTCACCGAGATGGGATCCAAGGTCCAATATCTTCCCTTGTAGAGAATGTCGGTGATTTGACTCATCGGATGGGCGATCTGGCTTTTGGTCCGGTGAAGGGAAAGGTCAACAAGACCTATAATTATATTCACGTTTTCGATGGTACTGGGAACTATGTACCGGGGTTAAATTCCGTTACGAATGACGCCGACTACCACAAAGTTCTTATTGACGAGGGTTACCGCCGACATGTGATGTCAGCCGAGGCTCCGAATAGCACTACTCGCCTGAAGTCCCGCGAGAAGTTTGTGCGGGATCTGGAAGAACAAATGGACCTGTACGCTCAGGAGCATCGCACGGTTCCGGTTTACAATGAAGCCCAACGCCTTGCTAACGACGCCGCGATTGCTGTGGGCGAGCGCCGGTATGTTGATGCAAAAGATTCTCTCGGCAAGCTCAATAAGTACTTGGATGAGGGAGAAGAAGCTTTCCGTGCCCGAATGGGTCGTGTAGAGCCTGAGTTTGCCCGACCCGGCTCAGCCCCCGCCGCAGACGCAGCCACAGCCGGGGCCAAGACCGTAGACGAAGCAGAAGAAGCTGCCCGCTTGTGGCGTGAGAAGGGTGTAGAGTCGCCGTACTTCAAGCGTTGGTTTGGTGAGTCCAAGGTAGTCGATGAGGCTGGTGAGCCGCTGGCGGTTTATCATGCTGGTTATTTTGATGAACTTGATGATTCTATACCCATCATAAAAGATGAGGGCATGCACTTCGGCACTAAAGCTGCGTCTGATATTCGTCGAGGCACCAAAGAAAGCGACGACATGATTCGTGGCGCAAGGTATGAAAAGGCTGCGGATGAGGATGGTAATCTTCGCTGGTGGTGGAGCACAGATGATGGGATGGAGTCGTTTGATTTCGATCATCGTGGATTCGATTCAGTGGAGGATGCTAAACGACATTTGCAAGAGCTTGCGGTGTCTATGAGAGAGTTTAGCGACACAGAACTTCCCCTCACGACGGCTTACTTGTCGATAAAAAACCCAAAACGGGTTGTTGACCAAGGCGACGACTGGACAGATGCAGTAGCTAAAGCAAAGGCGGAGGGCCATGATGGGATCGTTTACCGGAATGAATACGAGGACAGGGGGTCAACGTCCTACATCGTCTTTGAACCCACTCAGGTCAAGTCTGTAAATAACCCCGGCACCTTCAACCCGACCGATCCATCGATTCTCAAGGGCATCGGAGTAGGCGCTGCAGTCCCCGCTGCTGCCGCTGTACGCTCTCAGCGACAAGAGGAAGAGGGTAACCCCTTGAGTGAGCCGAAACCATATGCAGCAATGGATATGTCCAGTGGATTCGAGCAGCCAATAAACTTTTCAGAGGTTGAAAATCTGGTCAATGATGTGGTTCAGACAAATAGCGAGTTTTTAGATTTATATACTGTAATGGGATTGATTGAGGCCGAATACGCTAGCCTTTCAGACGATGAAAAGAAAGGCGATCGTGGTCGAGTGCTGAATGAATGGTATGATTCTTCAATAAATACCTATGAACAACTTGGGGAAAAACTCGAAAACATGGAGTATGAAAGGTTCCTCATGGGTGAGGATGTTTACAACGACACCAATCCCAATGGTATTCAACAGTTCGATGATACAAGAATGTTCGAAAATACAGGTAATACCGGTACTTTTGTCAGAATGGATCCCGAAATTAGAAAACTTCAAGAAGACGCTCAGCGGTCAAAACTGAAGGTAACTATGGAAAATGGTGGACCAATGATTGATCTCTTTGGTCCTATGGGAAACTTAAATCGATATATTCTGAAAAAAGCTGAATTTTTCAAACATCCAATTCAAACTGTACAGATAGATGATCATCAGAAAAGATTATTAAAGACCGATTTTGATAACATTGAGAGCTTGAATGATTCAGGTTTGATATCATATTTGTTATACAAAGAATTATTAGGCAATGTAAGATTGTCTTAGGAGGAAAGGTGCCGAAAAAAATGGGTCGTGAAAAGGCTATGCGTCTTGCTCAGATGGCAATCAATGAAACCGGTGGAATGGGTTCCATGGCTCGAAAAAAACGAGCAATGGAGTTGGCAGAAACTGGGGGACCGGGCGGACTTAATGTTGGAATGGAAGCTCTCAGGGCTGCCCCCAGATTGACTCAAGCAGCAGCAAATGCACCCATAGGGGTTGATACTCCAATGGGACCAATGGGAACACCCGGATATTTGGACGATCGTGCAGAAGCTCGTCGACGAAGCTTGGATCGTTCTGGTTCCGCGATGGACATGATGAACGTCGAAAAGCCTAATTTTGTTATTCGAGTTCCTGCTGTAGATTCACTCATGCAAGAAAGAAATGTAATTCCTATGGAGGCTCCTCCAATCGAAGAACTCACGCAAGATCAATCCGCTAAACTTGCTGAAATTAGAGGCAATCCAGCGTTTGATCTAGGATTTAGAGAAGGCATTGAAGATTACCAAAATCTTAAAATTCAATCTGAAGATATTCTAGATGAACTTGCAGGATCTATGGACGGAGCAAAGAGTGCTCGAACAAATGTATTCTTGGGAAACATGACAACCGCAGACATACGTCGACTTGGTTACGCTGAGGCGATGGAATTTGCAGAACGAGAAGAAAATAATCGTGAACAAAAAATTCTTCGTCAAGGGATGATGGAACGATGAAAAAAATCGACCAAGAGTACGGAAACGTTGGAGTCGACTTAAGTCAAGAGGCATCAGACAAAAGACTTAGACAAGCTCAACTTATCAGACGAAAGAGGGGTCGTAATCCCAAGTTTGCTTCACGGGGTTTGGTTTCGAACGTGAGAACACAGATTGGTGGTCCCGGTCAAAATGAGGACATTCAGATTAGTTCGGATCAGAAAAAAAATGTAGGCCGAAAATTTTTGGCTGGTGAACTACCGAGACTTTCTCAGACTCAATCTCAAAAAGCATTAGAAACAAAAGTTGGTACAACAATTAAGACCAGAAAACTACCAACAGTCCAGCAAGAAGAGCCTGTTGATGACGGAACCGGCAATCCAAACGAATACGGCGGACCAGAAGAAGATCTTGAAGAGGTCGCCGGACAACTGGGCAAGGCATCCAAGCTTCACGGCAATCAATCCAAGCGCGTGGCAAAAATCGCCAAGGGCATGAAGCGTGATGTTGGAAATCCTTTGATGAAGCGCAGCAAGTCCAAGTACGGAATGTGAGATGGCTAAGTCAGCAGAGGCTCTGCTGAAGGCAGGCATGAAAACCAACAAGCCTCGTCGTATTCGCAAGGGCGAACCCGGATACGGCAAAAAGAAGTTTGTGGTAGTTGCTAGCTCTGGTGGCAAGAAAAAGGTCATTCGTTTCGGCGATGCCAAGATGGCGATTAGACGTGACAACCCCAAGGCTCGAAAGAACTTTAGGTCACGTCATGGATGCGACAAGCCTGCTGCGAAAAACAAGCTAACTGCAAAATACTGGTCTTGCTTCCAGTGGCGGGCTGGATCAAAGGTGAAGGGATAATGTCGATTAAAGATCAATCAGAGGCAAAACGGGTGTATGGCGGAGGTGTCGCCATGAACCCTATGGGTGTTTCTTCGACTGAAGGAGCCATGTCGCCCAATCAGGATGTCACTCCTTCTGATGACGATTTGTTGCGTGCTTCCATGGCTACTGGTAAAAAATCACGTTCTAAACAAAATCGAATAAAGCGACCGCCTCTTCCGCCACCGCCACCACCACCGCCGCCACCAGAGAGGCCACCAAGACTCGACAGTTTGGACGACTTCTACAACAAACAAGTCAAAGAATACGTACCTGTCGCAAAAAATGTTTTGAGTAAAGGTGATTTCAGAGATTTTGAAGACAATTTAGACGCTCAAATTGATTTTTCAGAGGCTGCTTCTGCGAAGTCTTTCACGAACAAATTCAACTCAGATATTTCTATGAGCACAGAAAATAGAACGTTGAACGATGGCACAAATATACAAGTGATTGTGGTTGGAGACGGATCAGAGTTTTATGTAGATGACGGTGCAGATTTAAATGATCTACAACCGGGTGATGTCATTCGACTCAAACCACCAGAGAAAAGATACCGAAGGTGAAGGGCTGATGCACGACGGTTTTTTAATGCGAAGCATGCAGGAAACGGGCCAACCGAAGACCTGCCCTCGTGCAACAAGAGATCTGGAGTTGAATCTAGAAAATCGACAGAACGCCATAGATACCAAGATGTATGGACCTGCAAATCCACAGTTGGACGATACAGGAGATAATCAGGAGTTCTGGCAACAATACGCTGACATGTTCAAAGATAAGATTGAAAATGTAATGAAGATGCGGTGTGGGAATTGTTCGTTTTTCGATCGATCAGATGACATGTTGGAATGCATTGCGAAAGGTATTGGAAATAAAGCGGATCCAGAAATGGCAGTCGATGCCGGTGAGTTGGGTTACTGCCAAGCCTTGGATTTTAAATGTGCATCAATGCGGGTGTGCAAAGTTTGGGCAGGGAGAGTGAACTGATGTTTTTTTATGACCATGCAATGTCCAAAGATGATTTCATGGACCGTGAACCGCCCTCTAAGGGCGAGCTTGATATGGTTGATGGTCTACGTGCTATGGCCATGTTCAAACGCAACAAAGGGCCGTTGGAGCCATCCGACATCAACCAAGAAGTGAAACATGCACTGGTGGCTCATCCACATTGTATCGATGAGCTTATGGTGGACGGTTTTTTGTCTGAGTCTCTGATCAGAGAGCTTGAGCAAATGATGAAAAATAATGCTCCAAAAATGATGAAGTCTCCCAAGATGACTACCTCTGGAGTAATCATCATTACTGAATCACCAATGATGCAAGAATACGGTAACCCTGACTATGAAACTGGAGGACCGAAGAAAAAGAGAAACATTCCCACCAACCCGAAGCTCTACGCTAGAGTCAAAGCAGAGGCTAAGCGTAAGTTCAAGGTGTATCCAAGCGCATATGCGAACGCTTGGTTGGTTAGAACCTACAAGAAGCGCGGTGGCGGGTATCGCAAGGGATAGTCATGGCTAGAGGCGGACTTGGACGATGGTTCAAAGAAAAATGGGTTGATGTAAAGACTGGTAAGCCTTGCGGGCGAAAAAAAGGCGAGAAGCGAAAGGGTTACCCGGCATGTCGCCCCAGCAAACGGGTTTCTAAAGATACGCCCAAGACTACCGGCGAGATGTCCAAAAAAGAGAAACAAAGCTTCGCCAAGAGAAAGACCGGACCTAAAAGAACAGAGACGGAAGTAGGCAGTCCGGCAGAAGATAAGTTTCTGGCCAAACACATGAGAACAGCATACAAAAAAAATCCCAATATGACGGACGATCAGCGTGATCGCGAGTTGGCGATTGGGTACAAAAAATATGAAAATAGGAAGTAAAGATGAGTGTAAATAAAGCGATTTTAGTAGGCCGACTTGGTGTTGATCCTGAGCTTCGAACAACCGGTACTGGCACACATGTTGTCAACATTCGCATGGCAACCACCGACCGTCGCAAAGAAGGTGAGTCATGGGTCGATCATACAGAATGGCACAACGTTACTGTATGGGGCCGAACCGCTGAAAACGTAGCGAAGTTTTGTACAAAGGGAAAAGAGATTTACGTGGAAGGAAAAATCCAAACTCGTAAGTATCAAGACAAGTCTGGCGCAGATCGGTACTCGACTGAGATTGTCGCAGACAATGTTAGGTTTTTGGGCAGTCGTAAGGATTCAACTGACACTATTGTTCAGGCTCAAAACCAATCGTTTTCCCAGAACGATGAGCACATCCCATTCTAATCTGATCCGTAGATTTCTTTTTTGAAAATCTTGGTCAGTTTAGTGATGTACTCCCTGCGTTCCTCCTTCTGAATTGGAGGGGGTGCATCACTTATTTTTCCTTCATCCTTTAGTTTTCTAAGTAAATCGTTAAACTTACGATATTCTTGTTCTGATTTATTAGTCATGCACAACTCCTTCGCTGTGTGATAATCGATTATGAGGAATAAATATGTCTGACGAAAAAGATGATTTTACTGGATTGAATGTAAACAATGTTCTTGTTGAGATGATTTCGGAACCTCAACACTTGGACAATCCGAACGTCAATGAATGGCTGAAGCCTGATGATAACGGTTTCAGGGCCACTCCTCAGCAAGAAAAGTTTCGTGAACTTGCCTATCGAATGGCGATGCGTAAACGCTTTTTTCGAGGCGAGTGGTACAAAGCGACAAAGGCCAAGGAATACAACGGTACTTCTATCAATGAGCGTACATGGGCTCGTTGGTGCAAAGAGGACGAACGATTCTTGGCTTGGTTCTATGAAGAGTTTCCCGATACGGCTGAAATTTCAGAGGAAGAATTCAAAATGATGGACATGCAGTATTGGACTGGTGTTCGTGACGCGATGAATGAAGGCGAAGAATGGGCCTATCGTCAGTACGCAAAGACTCGATTCGACTCTGCTGCAGCAAAACGAGACGCTGCTGACAATGATTCATTGATGGAGCTTCGTGCCTACTTTGACGTGGGGGGCGGAGAGTCTTGGAAAGTGAAGCCGGGTGAGGCGTAGTGAATTCGAATGACAAAAAACTCATTGCTCAGTTGGCAAGCCATCCCGGTGAGTTCATTGGTCGTTTGAAAATCGTAGACGAAAAAGGTCAAGAACGCGCATTCAACACCCCGTTTGCTGAGCAAGTCATGGCTTTGGAGGACTTCTGCTCTGACGCGGAGACTGTGATTCATTACAAGCCACGTCAGATCGGTGACACGACCGTAGCGACTGCGTACAACTTCAACTATTTGTATTGGACACCAGATCCCGCTCGTTGTTTGGTCGTGGCTGATTCTTATGACTCAACCGATGCGATATTTGGTCGTGTTCGTCACTACTATAGATCGTTGCCCGGAATGCTGAAGAAACCGATTGAGCGGTCAAACAAGCGTGAGTTGATCTTCAAGGACAGCATGGCCGGGTTTCGTTGCATGACGGCTGGCGGTAAGAGTGACGCTCGTGGTTGGACATACCAGCGTTTGCATGCCGATGAGTTGGCGTTCTGGCCGAATGCGGAGGACGTTTGGGCGTCCGTTACATCTACGCTGCATGAAGGGCCACACAAGAAGATTATTATTATTTCTACTGCTGACGGACCCGGCAACCTTTTCCATTCCAAAGTTTTGAGTGCAATAGAAGCAAAACAACGAGGGGATACTTCTGTTCGGTTTCGTTTTTTCAAGTGGTCTGATCACTGGGCATACCAGTCAGAGGTGCCAGATGGCTGGGAGCCCGACCAAGAGGAATGGAACTTGGCCCAGCAACATGACCTTACAATGCGTCAGTTGTATTGGCGTCACGATAAAATTCATGGAGTCAATGGCATAGGCATACGTCGATTCCGTCGTGAGTACCCTCTCACCATTGAGGATGGGTTCGCTATCCATGATGGTAGTTGGTTCGATACCGATTATTTGAACACCGTTTTGTCCACCCTCGGCCCCGTTGAGGGCGAGCTTCGAATATATGAAAGGCCATATCCGGGCCTTAATTATGCTGTCGGAGTTGATCCCTCTTGGTGTAACGGTGGTGACTATGCAGTTGCTCAAGTCTTGAGTGCAGATGGAAGACAGGTAGCGACCTTGTCAATGAATCAGGGCGGCGAGATTTTGTTTGCACAAAAAGCTGTAGAACTCGCCATGCACTACAACAAGGCAAGAACATTAGTTGAGGCAAACACTGGTGGTGCTGGTCCTGTTGTAATCAGAGAGTTTCAAAAAGCAGGTCTTCCATTGTGGCACAAGCCGCCTGAGCCGGGTCAAAACGTAAGCAAAGTACTGAAAAACTGGACGACGACAAGAGGAAGTAAGGAGCAAGGATACGCTCACTTACGACAAATGGTGAACGGTGACATGCTCACATTGAATGACCTTTCAACGGTTCAGGAACTGATGCACATACGTGAGCACAATGGTCGAATAGAAGGTCAAGATGGTTATCACGACGATCATGCTGATGCGTTAATGTTGGCCGAGTGGAATCGACGAAAGATGCCACAATCAAAAGACATTCCAAAAAGAGGGACAAAGCGATATCATGCTCGCAGAAATCCTTTTAATGTTCTGAGCGGAGCGAAAGTATCGTGAAAGAAACTGATCAAATTTCATCAAAGCTTGTACATGAGTTCGTAAGATCTCATGACCGTTACGCTCGTAACAACCGAAAAGATTGGGCTCTGTATAAGCACACGTACATGACCAAGTATTGGGAGTACATGACGGGTGACGATATGCCAAAGCGTCACCGTAGGCTCCGTGACGTTGAGGTAGAAGTAAATCGCCTTTGGGGTGTGATTACATCGTACCTGTCGGCTTTGTACCCACGAGCCAGTCGTGTCGTTCTTGGACCTGATCCAGCAGGTAAAGGTGACCCACAAAAAGCTGAACTGGCCATAAATAGATTGCTAGCGAGCAGAAAGATTCATGAACGAGTGATGTCTGCCCTTCGTCAATCCCTTCTTTATCCGGGTTCGGGCATCAAGGTTGGATACCATCATGGTCGAGGCAATCCTCTGGATAGAGTCTGGATGCGAGTAATTCCAATCTGGGAAATGCTTTTGGACAATGAGGTGTCTGACGCTGATGATGAGCGATTTAGGGGCCACCTTTACTATCGACCCAAGCATGAAGTAGAAAGAGAATACGGATTGACTGATATCTCTGGAACGCGCAGGGTAGACTTCCTTTCTGGTGCAGATACTGTCGCAGACTATAAGGGCAATCGTCCCCGATATGACAAAGCAACTGATGACAACAACTTTGTACGAGTATTAGAGTTTTGTAATCTTGTTGATCACTATGTGGATCCCGAGAACCCTGACATCAAGTATGAGGGTCGTTTGGAGATCTATGTGCTCGGTCAAGGTAAAGACTCCAAAAAACCAGTCTTTGTTGGACCTCTGCCTTTTGCGCGTCATGATGGCGAACCAATGGCGCATATTGTTCCGTTGATTTTTAATTATGAGCCAGAATATCCTCTCAGGGGGATCGCACACGTTCGACGATTGATGCCCCAATTCAAGGAACTGAATGCATATCGATCGTACATGGCCATGGCGACACGTAAAGACACTCGTCAATATGTCACTCGTAAGGGCACATTTAATGCTGAGGAGATGACCCTTCTCACTGAGGGACATGATGGTCTTATTTTGGAGGTTGAGTCTGCATTTGATCGACCCCTTGGCGATGCCATCTTGCCGATTCAAAATTCAGCAATATCAAGCAATATTCAAAGTTATGTCCGAGATGTAGAGACAGACATCGAAAGAGTAATCGGAACCAGTCCACAAGCGCGAGGTATTGTTACAAAAGCCACCGCGTTCGAGGTCGAAACTGTACAGCAGTACACTGAGTCTGAGTTCGGATTACATGCGACAATTAAAGATCAATGGCTGTCAAACCTGACTGAGCTTCTATTGCGTTCGTTGATTTCCTGTATGCAGGACGATGGCGATAGCCGAGGTGCCTACACTGATCAAAAAGTAGACGTGGCAGAAGTTGGCGCCGACTCTCAAGATGATCAACAAAATGATCAGATTGAACAACAACCTGAAACGTTTACTAAGCAAAAAATTATCGAACTGGCTGAAATAGCAGGAATCGATGTTGAATCCGAAGACTTCAAAAATCTTGCTTCTGAAATCACTGATATCAGAGAACTTGATGACATGAATGAAGGCGAGTTGAACAAGCTTGGTCAGACTTTAAGCGGTAGATCATTGGATGTAAGCACCGCGAACGATGAAAAGGAGTCTGCACAGGTCGAAGAGGCGCTCGTTAAAAACACAGCTTCACTTCAAGAGCCATTCGTAGATGAAGATGTAGTCCCATCAATGGGCCTGATTAATAAAGATGGATCTTTGGATATTCGCCAAGAGTCACTCATTCTACGGGAGCGCAATGAACAAATCGTTGTTTCGGTCCAAGATCTTGATGCGAATTTCGAAATCACTTTTGTCGAGGGCGGTCGCACGCCACTCAGCGACAGTGTCATGCAACAAAACTTGGTTGCTTTGCTACAGCCTTACGGTGTCCTTTGGGAAACTGCGACAAAGGGCGGTCCAGCAGGAGTCTTTGCAAGAAACTATATGAAGGTTTTAGCTGAGCGTTTCGATCTTCCTAAGGATTTGCATCCTGAAGAACTTGATTCGGAGTTGGCTATGCAAGCAGAAAGTGAAGATAAAAAGGATACACCTGCACCTGCTCAGGACGATTCAACCCAAGAAGCACAGCAGCCTGAAGGTGATGCGCCTCCTGAACAACCCGGTGACATAAAAGAAGTTCTGAATCAAATAAGTCAACTTCCGCCTGACCAAGCTTTACAAGCCATGTCGCAGATTTTTTCTGATCAGCCAGAGATTATGAATGTTGTGGAGCAGATCGGTCAACTTCCACCTGAGGAACAACAAGCAGCAATCCAAGAGGTTTTGGAGGCAGTTAGTGCCAACGTATAGTTACAATTGTAAATCATGTGGAACTGAGCAAGACTTTACTTGCCGATATTCTGATCGACCTGACTCAATAGACTGTAAGTCATGTGGAAAAAAATCGAACAGAGTGTTTCGAGTATCTGTGTCCCAATCAAATGACCCATACAATAAAGCTCCACCAAAATCCAAAAAAACATACGGTCTGGTGATGCATTTATATATGTGCAAAGATTGCGATCATCAGTTTGACGATCTTACTGATTTCAGCTTGGGTCAACATTTTGAAGACAAACGAGAATGTCCAAAATGTAAATCTAAAAATTCTAAATGGGTGCCCACTGCACGAATAGATAGATTTAGTGAACAGTTTCCATACTTTGATCGAGGACTTGGTGTAATGTTGACCAGTAAACAACATCGTAGAGAAGTTTGTAAACAGAGGGGTCTTACTCCTGTAGATGGTGACTGGGATGTTGAAAAAGAATATAGTAAGTGGGACACTCGCATGGAAAAAGAAGTAAAAGAATATGAAGACTATTGCGATCGGTTAGATAATCATCCAGCGTTTAAGCAATTTCGAATCCAAAGAGATAGAGATCTCGTTTAGGAGAAAGTTATGTACGGTTATGAAAAGGGTCAGCCGATGGCCGAAAATCAAGGTGCTATGCAAGATGATCAAATGCAAGCTCCTCCTGATGCTGCCGCAGAGCAGCCCATGGATGCTGAGGCAGATGAAATGCAACAGCTTGAGCAGATTGCTCAATCCGCACCGGCTCCGACAAAGCCGTTCACAGTAAAGGTTCTCAATACTTTGCTCGATACATTCAATAAATCGCTTGAAAAAATTTCAACGATCGAAATGCCTAAAATCGAACTGGATTTCGAAAATACACAAAATGGAAAGATGGATGCCCCAATCCCCGGTGAACTATTTTTGCCGCTGATTGCGATTGCTGAATTGGTTCGTATGGTCAAAGGTGGAGAGTTTGAATCGAAATATGCGTTTGATCCTTTTACGATTCTGACTGACACTGATCTCCGAAAAGTCACTGCCATTTTGAAAATGATGGCAAAAGATAAAAAGTTTATTGAAGCTGTAAAGGAGCTTCAAGAAGGAGGGGGAGAAATGCAACAAGAGGGCGATGAGGGCCCGGATGACATGGCACCTCCTCCAAACGAAATGGGAGTTGAGGATGAAATGTTGGCTGAAGGAATGCAGTAAATAGTTTGCATTCTTGCGAAATGATTTTAGAAAATGTTACATTTTTTACCATTAGGAGTTTTGAGTGTCTGAAGAAGTAAATGAAAATATTGAAATTGATGTCCCAGTAGAAGAAAGTGCGTCCGCTGGATCTACCGGTCTGCTTGATGATGAATCATCACAAGCTTCGTTCGATTCATCTGATGATCAATCATCGATGCATGATGAGCAGGTCGGCCATAGTCAAAACACCGTTTCGGAGCGTAGCTTCGACCCTCTGTACTCAGATCTCGATGATGAGGTCATGAATACAGATAATTTTTATGACAACATTACAGAGCAAGACATTAAAGATCTACCTACTGTCGCTCGTAGAATGCTTCATAATTTTCGAGTTGCTTATAAAAATCACAAAACTGAACTTGATACGTCTCATCAGAATCGAATCAATGATTACAAGAAACGTGAGCAACAAATTCAAAGCCTCGAACGCGATTTTGCGCGTCGTCAAGCAGAGTTTGCTTCTGTAATCGATGATCCACGGATTAAAGAGGCACTCAACGTATCCGAAGATGAACTTCCTGATTTGATGTCCGAAGAGGGAATTCAAGCTCATATCAATCGTGGCATTGCTCAGGCAGTATCAAACGTTTTCAGTCCGATGCAGCAGGTATCTGAAGAGCAGCGGCAGCGTAGTCGGTATCTTGATTTTCTTGAAGCACACCCAGAGATGAAGGAAAAATCCTTCAAAAATGATGTCGCTGAGCTTGTAGCTGATCGTCGAGACAGCAGTGCTCCACTTTCTACCCAAGATGCCTATGAGATTGTTCGTGCTCGACGAATCATGGCCGAACAACGCAAACGAAATGAAACTGAACGACGCGCTCGCGCTGATGCTGCCCGTCGTGTTTCACGAAGTTCAGTCAGCGGATCTCCCGGTGTCGCTGAAATTCCCCCTGATGTCAAGAAGCAAGGTGCGGCTTCGATTGCTGCTTGGCTACAGTCCAACCCCGAAGCTGCAAAAGCTATTGCAAATAACCGCTAATAGGAGCCAAAAATGGCAACTACTGATCTGACCATTGGAAACGAACTGCTTTCCACCACCATGCACATCCTGATGAAGGATTTTCGTGACAACGTTCACGAGTCCGTTGCCTTCTTGGATGCACAAGAGCGTGTCCACGGCGCTGGCAAGCCAGTTCAAGCCGGTGGATCACGAATCGTTGTGCCCCTCGGCTTTGGTGAGCATTCCTCAACAACCCGCCTTCAGACTGGTTTTGAGCGCATTGACCTGAGTGTCGAAGATGTGTTTCAACCTGCACAGTATGACTTCGGTCACGTTGTGCGACCAGTAGCTATCTCCTCGGAAGAAGAGATGGTAAACCAAGGTGATGCTGCCATTCTCTCGATTCTTGAGAGTCGTGTGATGATGACTGCGAACGCTCTGAAGCGTGAGTACGTCAAGCAAATCGTAAAGGGCGGACAAACTGGTTGGGAAGACTGGGGAACCCTCAATGGATTCGATGTGACCACTGGTGATCACGCTGGATTCCTTGAAGAGAACGCAGTCGGATCGCAAACCAACGTTTGTGGTGGCGTGAGCAAGTCTACCTTCAGCAGCAAGACTGGTTGGCAAAACCAACGCTTCGACGGTGCTGGATCGTTCAACTCGAACGGACTTGCGGGTCTTTATGACCTTCTTGTTGAGATCGATGCTGTTTCTCCATCTGGCAAGCCAAACGTTATCCTCGCTTCTCGCGCTGGATTCAAGAACCTGAAGCGCGCTCTTCGGGCTCACGAGCGTTACGTTGATCAAGCTCAGATCGATGGTGGTCGTATGGTCGAAACCTTCCAAGGCATTCCGATCAACGTTGAGTTCAACATGCCTGACGCTGGTACGGCCACTACTGCCGACCCAATCAGCTTCTACTTGCTGAACATGAACGACATCTACACCCTGTGGGATCCACAAGGGTACTTCGACCTCTCGGACTTCGAGACCGTGTCGGGTGAGTACGATGTCCGCGCTGCTAAGCTCCGGTGCCGTGGTCAACTGATCGCCAAGCACCTCGGTTCCAGCGGTGTAGCATTCGACCTGAACACGTTCTAGGTCATCCTGATTGGGTGGGGGTCGCGGTGATCCCCACCCTATTTCATAGCCATTTAGTCAAAAGAGGGAGGACAACATGGCAATTCATAAAGTAGACGGTGTCGATGGTGACGCCAATTTTCCGAAGAAATTCGTTACGCTTCACGGCACGGCTGCAATCACCAAGGGTCAATGTGTCCAAATCGATACCGATGATACTACCAATGGTCTTGGTGGTTCCGTAAAGATTGCGACAGTGGGAGCTAATGCAAACGAATCTGGTCCAATGTGTTTTGGTGTTGCTGCTGAAACAATCACTGAGGCTGGTACCATCAAGATTCAAACTGCTGGAAAGTTTGAAGACGCTTTTGTCGTAGATGCTGCTGACACCGTCGTTGGGCATGCGCTTGTTGGTCCACTCAATGGTGCAACCGCTGGGAGTCTAAGTGCTCAAACTGCTGCTACGTTTGGTGGTCCAGTTGTTGCTTACGCCATTGAGGTCGAGGGTACAGGCACTGGTGAGTCTGGTACTGCTCTTCGTTGCGATATTATGATCATCGATCAGGGCCTCTTCTAAAACATATTCGCTACCGGACCTCGGTCCATTTTCGGCTGCTGGGGTATACTTCTCCAGCAGCCGTTTTCTTTTTGGAGTCTGACGTGAATCTCAAGGAAATACGTGAAGAAATCAACTCTGCGTTGGACTACAATCCAGAGTTAAAACAATACACGGACAATATTGCAAGAATAGTAAACCGACACTACTTGCAGATTTCAAGCCAATATCAATGGCTATTTATGCAGAAGAGAGAAATGATTACTCTTCGTGCTGATATTAAAGGAAGCGCAACCGATACGCTAACTGCAGATGGATCTCAGTTCGTCACGCTTCCAACTACGACAGGTGCGGGAATCAAAAACCTTCCGCCTGATATTCTTGGTAAAACACTTGTCATAGACAATATCGAATATCGAATCACGGCTTATGTAAACGCAAGATCATTTGTTGTAGATCAGATTGTTCCTGATGGGACATACACAGATTGGACTATCGAGTTCAGGAAGTATCCTTTGCCAAGAGACTGTATTGAGGTTCTTGGTGCTATGGACCGGGGCCATAAAACAACTGAGACCTTGAGCTTCGTTGGACAACTTGCCACAGATACATCAACTCAAACGATTACGGGACCCGATCGGGGTCGTTTTGTTTTTCTTGACGCTCGGAAAGAAGAATATTTGTATCTTGATCGGTCTGATACAGGAGATCCGTTCGTCAGTGTAGAGGAAATACACGACAACGTGGAACCTCCTGACTATCCACTCTTACTGGAAGTCGAGACTCGATCATCCACAACCCCTGCTAAGAAATTTCCGTCCGGTGATAAATACACCATAGAGTATTGCTACACATTCACATACGCGGGAATGGAAAGCCCTCCTTCTTTAGTTTCATCCATCGATATCGAAAAAGATACCAGTAGCAGAAACTTTCAAATCAAACTGACCAATTTCATGGACACAAGTGCCGTCCGGTTGAATACCAGAGATGGTACGGGCGAAACCAACTTTGGATTTACAGGTCGATTGAAAAAACTTTATCGACGGATCATTTTCGAGGACAAAAACTCTCAATACAACGCTCGTTCTAGCGGTGCCAATGAGTGGCGTCACATCGCTACAATTGGTGAGAAAGAACTCGACTTGATTGATCAAGGTCAGGAGTTGATTACTTCTACCGTGGATGTTTCGGGTAGTGCCGCATCGAAAGGAGAAACTTCACCCACTGGTGAGGTTTTTTCATTGGATCGATTGAACGAAACTGGCCCACGCCAGTACCTTCGTTTCTGGTACACCCCTCAACAAGACTACATGATTGAAATTAGGTATCACAAGCGACCTTTCCGGCTTCGCAAAGATTCTGATCAACCTCAATGGCCAGTACAGTTTCATCATTACTTGGTCTACGCTGCCCTCAGAGACATTTGCATGCAGCACGGGATGCTCAACCACAGCCAACTCTATGAACGACGGGCAGGGGACTTTCTGAAGGCTATGAGAGCAAAGTATCTTACGAGAACTGATAGGCTTCACATTCGTCGAGGATTCGATCGATCAATGTCTGATCGTGAACGTTTTGGCATTCCGAGTAAGTCATGAAAACACAGACATTTGAAGTTGCCCGACTCAGAGGCGTTGACAATCGTTGGAGAGTTTCAGCCGATAGCGCATCGAACATCGAAGAGATGTCTTGGAATCCGTATGATGGATGGAAAACTGCAGGAGCATATGATTGCGTAAGTAACAAATATAAGGACTGGAGAGGTCAGGGTATCATTCACTCTATTCATTTCTTCAGTCGTCATAACGGAAGAAACAGAGACATCATTTTTGAAGATTCTGATGGAACTTTAGCCAAATTAAATCCAAGTGGTTTCGGCCCTGTAGGCAGTCCTTTTATCACTTTGAAAGACCTAAGTGGTAACTCCATAAACGCAGTTGGTTTACCGAGACATGTACCTCCTACCTCCGAAATTAGCACTCAAAGCATTTCTTTCGGTGGACGATTGTATTTGATTAATGGTCAAGATGATCCAATTGTCTATGACGGACGCACGGTGTCTCGGTGTGGATTTTTTGATGTTCCATCGAAACCTGACGCCAGTGTTGTCTTCAGATCTCACCATAATGAGGAAGTCGTAAGCGGTGGTGATAAAGGTGATGACACCGGATTCTTCCTCGGTACGAGAGTGAGGGGTCAGGGGTTGGGTAGTCTCAATCCAACCGGTAATAGGGTCAAACAAAAAGGTGCAAAGCTCGAAGGTGAAAAATACGTCGATGGGAAACTTTGTGGATATCAGTATAGGGTCACGTTTGTAAATCGTCGTGGACAAGAGGGTCCAATGTCAGACCCAAGCGATATCTGTAGTTTCGAGTGTGCGAACGGGAAAAGAAGGTTTACACAAGTAAATCTTCCCGTGGGTGGACCAGAAATCGTTGCTCGAAGAGTGTACCGAACAAGAGACATTTTCGACGGCAACGGTAATCCACTCGCACCCGAATCAGGTCGCAATTTTTACTTTTTGAAAGAAGTTCAAGATAACGAGGCCACCGCAATTGAAGACGGCATCAGTGACGCTAATTTGGGCACATTGACGGATGCAGAGGATTTTGGTCTTTTCCCAAAACAAGGGAAACTGATCACATCATTCAAAAATACTGTTTTCGTTGCAGGCATGCCTAACAACCTCATTAAATACAGTGCTGAGGGAATGCCGGAAGTCTTCCCAAGGGACAATATTTTCGATATCGGTGACGCCGAGTCAGGCGAAATAACCGGGATGTATGCGTCCACAAACGCTCTAGTTGTATTCAAATCTAGAGGCATCTATTTGATCAAGGGTGATCCACGATCAGGATTTTATGCTCAAACACTTACAAGAGACATCGGATGTATTGCCCCTCGAAGCATTCAAGATGTTCCACAAACAGGTCTTGTATTTTTGGGATCTGATGGTGTCTATGTACTCAAGGGTGCTTTGGAGAACACTGGAACTCCAACATCAGTGGTGCTTTTGAGCACGCCGATCAGGAACATTACGAAAAGAATTGACTATGTCGGTGCCGTCGCATCAGTTGGTGTCATCAATAGGAATAGCAAAGAATACTATTTGTGTGTGCCAACTATTGGAGAGAAAAACAACTTGTTGCTCGTTTGGCATTACTCGACTGGATCGTGGAGTCAAAGATTCAATTATCCAATCCAATGTGCCGTAGAAACAAGAGACACTCGATCATATGTTTACTTTGGATCTAATTTGATTTCCAAAGCCGGTATCAATGTCTACAGTAATTTTTATAGAACAAAGTACGAACTGGGAGCTATCGCTTCTGTGTCCGATAAATTGGAGGCTGCTGAGCCAACTCTGGATCTTCCTTTATATGAAACCAGCCCGCTAGCTTTCGGCAGCGTTTATCAAAACGTTCAAGTCGGATACATTAATGTGTATGCAGTTGCCTACGGAACAGACCCTTTAAAAATCAACTTTAAAATCAATAGATCTGAGACCGTAGCTTTGGATGAAAACAAATCCAGAGTTCAACAGGACGTAAACGAATTTTTACCAGTGTACGGTAAAGCAAGGTTTGACGAAGATTTCTGGGGATTTCATAGGCCAGTTGTACTTAGATATGATGTAAGTCATATGCATAAATCAGTGACCAGTGAGTTTTCTGTACAGTTCAAGCAAGACGAGTCGAACAATAATCCAAACAGGATGATGATTGTCGGATACAGCATAGACCTTAAGACTGGCGATCAAAGAAACATTCGACCGTTGACGGACGTTCTCAAGTTTGAAAAGAGGTAACAGTGGCAATCAAATTCCCAAGAGTTCGTCCAGATGATGGTGAAGTCATACACCCTGATGATTTAGTAGAAAATCTCGGTGAATTTATAAATGAAATCAATGGAAATCTCGATTCCGATAATTTTAAAGATGAAATACCAAGCGATCATTTTTCATCAAATTGTTTTACTGAGATTCATAAATTTAGGACTGATGGACCGTTCTTTCAATGTTCAGATAAAACAACATCGTATATCAAAACAGATTCGAGCAATAATCAGCTTGCAGGGGTTGTCATAAACGCTGACACTGACGGTTGGGCAATCATTGATTTCAACGCAAATTTCGTATGGACGGGGAGTGGTCTAACATCGCAAGAAATGGCGGACGATGTCCAGCAAGCACATGTTGGAGGTGATGGCCCATTGCATGGATTCATCAGTGCTTTTGGTAATTATTCAAGAATGGATATGCCAGCCGGTGGATGGATGGGTATATGTGGAGAAGATGACGTTAAAAACATCGGAACTTTTCCAGACTTCGACAACCAAATAAACGATGCATATGGTTTTGATATTGGCGGATTGAGTGCAGGTAATTTTCCGATGGGACAATGGTCTGATCTTCCAACAGACATGTATGTTGTTCAGTTCAAAATTTCTGTGAATGGGAATGTTGTTTCGGAATCTGGATACCTGTTCAACGGAAACTGGAGAAACTCTGTTTACCTATGCGGTGTTACGCCGATCGTAGCTGGCAGAAACGCAATAGATGTCGAAGTTAGATCGTTTACAGCATTTAAATTAAAAACAAGTAGGACCGGTGTAGGCGCTCGCGATAGTGACGATCGACGCGGTGAAAATTATTCTTTTCAGATAGAATCATCTGAATTTCATCCGACACCTCTCCCAAAGTTTGAAAAGGACGGCCTCACCATAAAAATCCATCCAGCGATGAAATCAAACGTAAAAGATACTACATTCAATTTCGATTCTGGTATTAAGTGTGAGATTCGATCCAGAAACCTTCTGGTTCAATTGAGGAAAAGATAATGGGAAGGGTAAAGATTCCTGAGATAAAATCGGGTGATTTATTAAGTTCAGATAAATTTAATCAAATTAATAAATCTCTTATTGATTTTAGGGTTGATGAGTCAAATATATCCGAAGAAGGTATAAACGAAACTAAAGTACCGACCAATACAGTTTTTGATGACTTTTCAACATCATCGAATCGTTTTGGAAAATCATTTACACAAAAACTAATCAGTGAAAGTTTTCTTATTGCTATAGGTGGGGTTGCAGTAGAAGATTCTGGATTACAGCTAGGCCCATCGACAACACAGCCACTACTTGCTGGTGAGTCACTCGTGTGTCGTGCAAGTGCTCGTGTTTTCATGGCCGATTATGGATCTAGAACGTTTTACTACGGGAAGCCCCCAACTATTGTAGTGCAATTAATTTATTCACTCGATGAATCTCCAACCGCCGATAGTGCATGGTTTTACGCTACAGGAACTAGACAACTATTTTCAGTAGCATTTAGCTCAAAAATTCCGAGCGACTCTGCGGGGGACGGCTTTATGTATAGCAAGTTGCCTGCTTCAGAGGGTTCCGGAACTGGATCGAGTCGTTTTGACCCTGTCTTCCATGAGAATCGTCCAGATTTATTGACACGTAATGATCATGTTGACGGTGATGCGGTTCTAAGTCCTAATGTGGACGATTACAGCATTGCAGATAATGAAAAAATGTTTTTCGAAAATGATTTTTCATATACAACAGCATGGTGTTTGGATTTTGAGGATTTGGGTGTAGCAACTGTGAATCAAGTGACATTTGGTCTTGCAGTGGGCGTATACGATCCATCTGGCAACCATCCATCATCCGCATACGATGATTTTGGTGAGGGTCCCGATAAACCAGCCAAAGGATGTAGAACTGTTAAATTTACATCAGTAATACTAAAAAATACAAACTTTTCCCTTTATAAAGTGAAGAAATAAATGCCAATAGATACATCAATTTTTAAAGATGTTTCTTCATCGGAAACTATTGAGGCAAACGATTTACGTGATCGTGTGAATGAACTTCAACGATTCGTGAATGGCCAAATCGAGTCCACAGATCTCAAGGTTGATTCGAGTGGTAATAAATCTCAAATTATAAAAACATCTCATATTTTTAAACCGGAATTTTTCGGGTCACCATCACCTCAAATTATCGGTGTAAGCTCAGATACAATATTTCGCAGACGAAGCGGTAATAAACTGAGCAGGTATTATCGACACGAAGGGATTGGATCATCAGTTACGGATTCGGAAACCTTCAATGATGATGACTACACTGCATGGCAGCCAATCGAAGGGATGTCATCGACGGTTTATGTTCATGAACAGTCAAGCAACTCCAGACCTTTTTGTATGGTCATGGGTAATATGTATGTTTTTGAAAGTGGTGGAAAAGTAGGAGAGCCACGAGGAGTCTTGAGGCGAGCCATCGAGAACGATTTCAATGATGGAAAACGACGCGAATCTCTTTCAGGTTTTACACGTTGTCGAGAGGCAAGCAGATTCGTAGCTGTGTTTGCTTTGTTTGTTGATAAAATGGATGGAAACGGACCTCAGCCCGACTTGTCCACAAGGAGGGTGATCTATGGAACTGGGGGTGGCAGGTACCGATGTAGAAGGATGAATCACTCATTTGCTTCTTCCGTTGATTTATCCTTAGGTGAAAATAAAATTTCATACCGATGTTGGTACAGGCTTAGAAGGACAGACAATCAAAAAGCAAAACATGTTTATATTGATGCTAGAAACTTTGTGGTTGATGTACTCTATAAATAATAGGAATGTTCAGAGGGTTTGATGGGAAAAGAGGCTGAAAAAAATCTCGGTGTAGCCGCACAAACAGTAAGCATGGCTGCTGCTGGTGCGCCTTTGGGTGCAGCAGGCATTGCTGCCGGTGCTGTGGTTGGATTTACTTTGGGAATGCTTGGCAAAAAAACCCAAAAAGATGCTGAAAAAGAACAAAAACGATTAGCCAAAATAGCTGAAAAACGAAGAAGTGAAACCGAAAAGGATTTAGCAATCGCTACTCGTGCGGAACTATCTCAAGCAACTGAGGATCGTAACAGAGCGATTAAAGAAGGAAGAAGGCCGCCGAGTCCCGCATTTTCAACTGACGATCAATCTTTAGCAATGGCCCTGAGCGCAGGACCCGGAACACCATACGATCAATATATTGCTGCTTCGTATGGTCGACCATTCGTAACATAGAGGCACACATGGACAAAGAAACAGGACAGCCATCCTCTGTCACAAACAAAACCGCGACTAAGCCAAAGTTTACTGAAGCAGAGAAAGAAGCATTGCTTCTTGAAAGAACTCAGACGGAAGAAACTGATTTGCAACGTATTTTGTTGGGTACATCGGCAGACATCACTCAGTCTCTATTCGGTGTTGCAGCAAGCCAAATTAAATTTGCTGATGATCCCAATTTGAAAAATCGCTATCGTCAATTGAAGCGGGGAGATGCAGACGCAGAACAGGCTCGTCAGGATCAAGTGGAAGCAGTTACGGCGGCAACGCGAGCAAGAATCGATAAAGCAATGCGAGAGTTGCCTGCCAAGGTCGACAGTGTGGATGCTGCCAGTATTCTGCAACAAGTTTCGAGTTTAGAAGATCAAGCA